GCACTTAACACGGTCATCAACTGGAAGAACACCACCAACAACGCCTATGACGGAGAGAAGCTGCACATCCTCTACATGGACGAAGCGGGCAAGTGGGAAAAGCCTACCGATATAAGGGAGTCGTGGCGCATCCACCGCACCTGCCTTCTTGTGGGTAGGAACATCGTGGGCAAGGCTATCGTGGGAAGCACCGTCAACCCCCTCGACAAAGGAGGTCGCCAGTTCCGAGACCTTGTGATTAACAGCGACACCACCATAAGAAACGAAAACGGCAGGACAAAGAGCGGGCTCTATAAGCTGTTCATCCCAGCCTACGAGGCGTTGGAGGGCTTCTTCGATGTGCACGGAAAGGCGGTGATAGATGACCCGGAATCTACGATGGAGGGCATCGACGGTAACGATATTGTCATCGGCGCCAAGACATTTCTGAAAAACGAGAGGAAGGCGCTAGTGGACGACAGCTACGAACTCAACGAGGTGATACGCCAGTTTCCCTTTAGCGAAGCGGAAGCCTTTAGGGACAGCGCTAAGTCATCGGTCTTTAACGTGCAAAAGATTTACGAGCAGGTGCAGTACAACCAAGAGCTGTACCCCAATCCTGTGCTACAGGGTAACTTCGTATGGAAGGACGGGCAGCAAGATACCGAGGTGTATTTTAAGCCCGATGCCAACGGCAGGTGGCGTGTCACATGGATGCCCCCCTTTGAGCTTCGTAACAAATCAGGGCCGCAGAACAATTGGCTTGGCGTGGGAGGAGTAGACTCCTATGACATCGACGCCACGGTGGATGGCCGCGGCTCTAAAGGCGCGTGCCATCTATACAACAAGTTCAACCTGCTGCATCCCGCGAATATGTTCGTTGCAGAGTATGCCTCTCGCCCCCCGCTGGCTAAAATATTCTACGAGGATATTCTGATGGCCGCCAAGTTCTACGGCTATAGCATCCTTATCGAGAACAACAAGTACGGCATTGCTAGGTACTTCGAGCAGCGCGGATACGACAACTATCTGCTAAACCGCCCCGAGCACCTAGGCTCCGGATACGGCAGCAGCACCAAGACAAAAGGCATTCCCTCTAACTCACAGGACATCATACAGGCTCACGCCCAGGCGATTGAGGCATACATCCACTTCCACGTGGGCAGGAACGAGGAGACTGGAGAGTTTGGAAAGATGTACTTTGAAAGGACCCTTGAGGATTGGATTGGCTTTAAGGTAGACGACCGAACTGCATTTGACTTATCAATATCTAGCGGTCTTGCGCTTTTAGCAGCGCAAGGCACCACGATAAAAAAGGAGAAAACAGACTTTAACGTCAAGAAATTCTTTAGGCCCGGTCGGGTCATCTTACGCTAAATCATATAAGTATATTTGCATATTAGCCCGTAGTGGATTATGCAGAGAGATTATACATCAAAAGGCCAGTCTTCATACCCAGACCCGTTAGCGAGTACTGAGGAAAAGATGAAGCAATCCTATGGCCTTCAGTACGCTAAGGCCATGTACGCCCAGTGGATTGGTGTCGATTACGACAACTCACTCTACGGACGCCGGTTTAAGGAGATGCAGAACAACCGAGACTACGCTCAGGGAACGCAGAACACATCAATATACCGACAGATACTTAGCTCCCTAGATGCTAACAACGCCGACGGGGCGATGCTGACATTGGACTACACCCCCGTGCCCATCATCCCGAAGTTCGTAAGGATTATCGTAAACAAAATCCTATCGCGCAAGCCATACCCACAGGTGCAGGCGATTGACCCTCTGTCAAGAAGCGAGAAGGACAAAAAGAAAAACGCCGCCGTCCTACGTGTCGAGAACAAGGCGATGCTTCAAGAGGCTAAGTCTTTGGGGCTGTCGCTGCGTGTAGACCCAGACTCTTTACCGGACACCCCCGAGGAGACAGAAATCTTCTTGGACACCAACGTAAAGACAGACGCCGAGATTGCCGCACAGCTAGCAACAGAGATGACGCTCACGTGGAATGACTTCGACGACGCCATCTACCGCCGCTGTATCGAGGACCTGGTGACCTGCGGTATCGCCATCACTAAAAGAACCAACGACCCCAACTACGGAATCAAAGAGCAGTATGTAGACCCTGTGTACTTCATCCACAACTACACCGACGACCCCACCCTGTCGGACCTCACATACGCTGGGCACTTCCGCACCGTTACCATCATGGAGTTGAAGAGGCTTGCGGGAAACCAGTTTACCGAGGAGCAATATCAGAAGATTGCCTCCACGGTAATGAACAAGTACGGAAACGACCCGCTTCGATACACCACTCAAGGCGCTGACTATGACTCGCAGGGAAGCCGTTACCGTTATGGCTACGACGACTACAAGGTGCAGATTATGGACTTTGAGTTTATGTCTGTCGACGATATAATCTTTGAGAAGAAGACCTCCAAGTTCGGCAACATCGGGTTCTACCACAAAGGCAACAGCTACAACGCACCCCAGCAGTCGGTGTTCGACCGCGAGGCGGTGTATATGAAGAACGCAACGGTATACGGAGGGATTCTTATTGTAGGAACAGATATGCTGTTCAACTATGGGGTGCAGAAAAACATTCCTAAGAACGCCCACGACATTGCCCGCGCACGCCTCTCATATTCTGCCTCAGCAACGAACCTGCGTGGTATGATTCCAAAGTCGATGGTCTCTAGCGTCATCGGATTCGGGGACATGCTGCAAATCACACACCTGAAGATTCAGCAGTCTATCGCCAAGGCAAAGCCTGATGGATTGATTATCGACATCGAGGGACTTGAGAACGTACAGCTAGGACGCGGCGGAGAGCTACAGCCACTAGAGATTCAAGATATCTACGAACAGACGGGTGTATTCTACTACCGCTCTAAGAATCCAGAAGGTGGTTTTCAGAACCCACCGATTAAAGAGATTGGAAACTCTATCCGTAACATCCAGGAACTAGTTTCACTTTACAACCACTACCTGCGTATGATTCGTGATGCCACGGGCATCAACGAAGTGGTAGACGCGAGCACCCCAAAGGGCGATGCGTTGGTAGGAGTAAGGGAGCAGGCTATCGCCGCCTCTAACAACGCTACCTACGACATCACACATGCCGCTAAGGTGCTATATAAGAAGGTTTGTGACGACATAGTACGCTGCCTACAGGTGATACCTCCAAAGAGCGTTATATACAAGGTTTATACCAATGCCATCGGCGAGACCAATATGGCTGTTCTAAGTTCCTTTGATAACCTGTCGATGTACAACTTCGGCGTTATCGTAATGGGGGAGATGGACGACCGCGCCAAGGTATACCTAGAGCAGAACATCAACATGGCGCTATCTCAAAAAGAGATTGACCTGGAGGATGCCATCGCAATCCGACAGCTAAAAGACCCCGAGCAGGCCGAGAGATTGCTTGTGGTACGCCGCAAAAAGCGTATGAAGTTAAAGATGGAAGAGGCATCACAGCAGGCGCAGCTTACGGCACAGGCTAATGGCCAAGCGGCTCAAGTTGCCGCGCAGGCTAATATGCAGGCCGAGCAGTTAAAGGCTCAGCTAGAGGCGCAACGCATCCAGCTAGAGACTCAGGCAAAAGCCCAGCTTATGGAGCTTCAGCACTCTTACGATATGGAGCTGCAGGCGCTTAAAAATCAAGCTGTTATGGGTGTTGAGTCCACACGCACCCAACTTCAGGAGGCCAATGAGGAGATGAAGGAAAACAGGAAGGACGCTAGGATAGGTAAGCAAGCCCAGGCTCAGTCTAAACTCATCGCCCAGCGTAAAGGAGAGCGTGCTGAACTAGGCCCCGAAGACCTGCGCGATGCAGAAGATATCGCCGAACTTATGCTGTAATTAAAGAAGTAAATTTGTAGTATGTCATCTAGTTCTAATAATTGTAATGTCGTCGCAAACGTAAGCATAGCAACCAGGGTTGATATTGTATGTTGGCGAGGTGACACGTTTGTGCTTACCTCTACCATTGCTGATGTAGATGGTAACGCTGTTGACCTAAGTGTTTACACTTGGAAAATGGAGGTACGAGAATATGATAATGGACCACTAGTTATTCTTAGCACAAACATTACAATTACCGCAACAAACCTCGGTGTTCTTACTGTTACCATTAGTGCCGCAAACATGCTCGTAAACGCAGGAACCTATGTTTACGAAATTCAGGCTACAAACCCAACCCCTAACCCAGATACCGTGACTACATACTTGTATGGTCAATTCACTGTAACTCAAGATATTACTGCAAACTAAAATGGCTGGAGAAGTTGAAATTACCCTACCTGGACCCCTTGTCGTAGAAATTACCAACAATGGGGTTCAACAGCTCCCTGGCTCACCTGGCACCAAGGGGAGCAAGGGCGATGCTGGCCCTAAAGGCCAGAAA